TCTTGTGAAGATGAAAGACGAAATGTCAAAAAAGGAACGGGTTAATTGGTTCTTGGATCAATTGAAAGACGAAGAAGGAAAAAAAGCCTTCTATCAAAGCGTATTGAATTACGAAAATCCTTTAGCCGACAAGAGTGAAGGTTTGCAGAAGGACGCTTTAAAGCAGTTCTATGAAAATCCTGAACTTGAAAACAAAACGGCTTACGACATTGTTAAGATGGTTGAGAATCCTCCGAAAGTGAATGTTGGCTCCGTTACTAACGGAACCAAGACTCCGAACGTGTGGACCCGTGTATTGAACGGAAAAGATTTTCCGAGAACAAAGAAATACATTTCTCAACAGATGATAGACAATAAGCCTCTATCAAGATTCCATTACGGAACGCACTATTACACCGGAAATTTACTTGATATAAAAGATAGTCCTTTACAAAAGGCCTTCCCATTCGGTGATTGGAAATTCGGCCAACTGAACATCGGGCCAAACATCAACGACGACCTGTTTTTCCCTGAACCTTCGGAAGCCGCTAAATATGAAGAAAAGTATTTGAAAGACGTAGCTGGAAACGTTGATAAATACATCCGTGAACGTAAAAGCTATCCAGATAGACCTGAAGACGCTGAAATCGACCATAAGGTAAGGCAAAATCACAAGAAATACATGCTTTACGAATTGCAACAGAATCGTTCTAAAGATGTTGTGAATCAAATATGGCCGAAATGGATGAAGATGAGTGCAAACCCTGAAACTCATAAGTTTGACAGCAACGCTTTTAGGGATGTAGCTGAGTTTACTAAAGATTCTCCTTATGGAACAAAGAGTGGTTTTTCTTTCGAAGACTGGTTTAATGACTATAAGAAACAATACGGTTCTGCCGCTGTAGAAAAACAACGGATAAAGCCTGTTGTAGACCTTTATTTGGAAGAACTTAAAAACCAACCTTCGAACAAGGAACTTGCTAAAATAGTCATTGACAATGCTCCAAAAGTCAAGGAAGAAAAGATTCTTGCTGACGATTATAAAAAGTACATGAAGGCCGACTCACTCGACAAGGTTATAGGCCACACGATAGGGCGCAGAATCGGTGCCGACCGCGCCAAACGCGGCAAGAAAATCTTCTAGCCTTTATTCATATCACGACCATATTGGCCCTCCTAATACTGGCCCTTTTATTCATAGGTCGAACAGACCAACGGATAGAAGGGCTTTTTTGTCATGGAAGGTATTTTACAGGCCAACGAAAACAACGGCTTCGCTCCGATGCCGGAAGAAGACGAAGACATCATCAAGAAATGCAGGGATTTCCTGAAGCGCGCAAGCGACAGGTGGTGTTCCGACATCGATGACCAGGAACTCGCGCTGGAAGTCGCCGGGGGTAATTTCTGGGGCGTGGGCGAGAACAAGAAACGCTGGGCCATCCTCGACAAGGATGGCAAAGACCTCATTCCGACCATTCCCTACAACAATATCTCGCCGCAGGTGAACGCGATCGCGTCGCCGTTCTCCCGTTCGCCATTCCACGTGAACCTGGTTGACCGTACGGAAGAGAATGGCGGCAAGGTCATCCAGGAAGCCATATCCAAGATCGAGAGCTCCAACAACGCGAAGAACGTGTACCAGCGAGCCTTCACGCGCGGCGTCACTTGTGCCGCCGGTTACGTGGTCGTAGGCACCAGCCTCGCAGACGGCAAGGTGGTTCCCAGCATCGAGTTCATAGCCGACCAGAAGCAGGTGGCCATCGACCCCGACTGCATCGACCCTTCGGGCTGCGACGCGGAGGAAGGCGCCATCATCATCTACATATCCGTCACGAAGGCGAAGCGCGAATACGGCGACGACATCGTACCTATGGACTACCCGTCGGGACAGCCGCAGATGTCGTTCGCAGGGATAAAGGCGTGGCAGGACAAGACCGACAAGGTTCAGCTCGTCCGATATTTCCGCAAGGTGACGAAGGAATTTCCTGACCCGCAGAACGGAGTGACAGTAAAGAAGACGTTTGTCCGTATGCACACGATATGCGGCGAGCGCGAGGTGCGCGACCCCGTTGACCTCATGACAGACATTATCCCGATTGTGCGTTTCGCTGGTTACACCGACTACGATTCCGAGTACGGACAGGTGTACACCGGCTACGTGCAGAAGATGATGCCGCAGATCGAGCAGATGAGCCTGGCGCTCACCATGCAGGCGCTACGCATGCGTCGCTGTTCCAACGTCCGCGGCGTCGTGGGCAAGTCCGCCACCGAGGGGTGCGAGGAATACTTCACGGACTTCGAGAAGGGCTCCGCTATGTGGCTCACGTGGAACGACAAGGCTGGCGCAACTCCTCCGCAACTCGTCAACGATTCCTTCAACACGGCCGACATTACCGCCGCCCTCCAGGAAGGGCGCCAGACGATGCAGGAATGCACCGGCGTGAACCTCGCCGGTCTCGATACCACCCAGCGCACGGCCTACGAGATAATGCAACAGCAGATAAACTCGGAATCCAACGTGCAGGAACTCTACATCCACGCCGAGGCCGCATGTCACGCGCTGGGCCGTATCATGCTCGGCATCCTGAACAACGGCGACGTACCGGAATTCACCCTAGAAGGCGGCCCGAGCGTAATCACCGCCAAGATGAAGACCCGCTCCGAAATCCAGGCGATCGCGGAAATGGCCGACCCCGCGCACAAGGAACTATGCGCCATCCGTCTCGCCGAGACAATCGACAGCGACGTGGCGAAGGACCTAGCACAGGACTTGAAGGCGAACACGGAACTGAAGCTGACCGAAGGCCAGGACGTCGGAACGATGATGAACGTGGCCGAGAAGTTGAAGAAACAGCTCGACGAGGCGATGGAGAAGCTGGAACAGGCGCAGGCCGAGAAGCAGGAACTCGAACGCCGCAACTACGAGCTCGAACTCGCACAGCAGAACATGAAGAGCCAGCAGGACTTGCAGAACATCCAGTTCCAGCAGCAGATGAAGCTCCGCGAGGCGGAACTTGCCGCCAAGAACGCCACGGCCGCCGCGAAGATAGCGGCAGACGAAAGAAAGCTCGCCATCGACGCGCAGAAGGCGGTGGACGCGAATCGCGAACAGACTGCACGCATTCTCATGAACAGGGGTTATTGATATGCCGAAGGTTCCGAAGACATTGCTCGACAAGATGGCCGGTATTCTGTCGAAAGAACAGAAGTTCAAGGCAATCACGAAGGCGAACCCCATGCTTGACGACTATCACCTCGGAATACGTTCCGTAGACGATATTCGCGACCTTGGCGAAGTGCTTGACGATTTCGGGAATCCTGACATTACGAGAGAGCTTCTTGAAGACGCCATAAGGAACGACCGAATCAAGGTCTATTCGAGCAGGCCTATAAGGGTCGGCTCGTTCGTCACGCCGTCAAGGATGATGGCTAGGGACTATGCCGGTAAAGGCAAGGTCTACGAGCTTGATATTTCCCCCGATGATGTCGGGTGGCTGAACGGCGACGAGGGACAGGTCGCAAGGATCCGCAAATAGAAAGAAGATTATCGGCCCTCCTCCCGGCCATAAGGGGTTGGAGCGCTGATAGCGGGGGTCGGTCTCGTACCGGCCCCCGTTTTATTCATAGGTGGATAATTACGAGGAATTCTGACCGATGAAATGGCACGTATGGAACAACGGCGGCAACAGCGAAGGCCCGGGCAACTGGCGGTACGACCCCAGGTACAGGGACGCGCTCGTCCCGCAGAACAAGGCCATGAACGACGAGCACCTTGCGCAGCTCGAGACCGAATGGTTCATGACTCACGAACCGCCTCCGCAGATCATAGCGAACCCTGGAGCCATGCGTGCATGGCGTACGGCTGCCAAACGGCAGGCTAGGGACTGGGCGAAGAAGATGGAGCCGAAGCGCTACCTGAACCCTCTCCTGCGCTCCATAAACGGCATTCCCGCAGACACGAAGATGCGCCGCACCCCTGGCGGCCAGACTGCGAACCTGTCGTCTAGCTGGGTGGGCGACTTCACGTCCCTCGGCGACACGGGCTGCTACATAGACCTCGGCGGCAAGAAATACTTCTTCAAGAAATCCGAGGTGGACGCCGCGACGGGTCCGGGCTCTTTCGCGAAGGCCATGTCGGCCCCTTCCATCGGCTCCTACATCGCTACGCACTGGATCGGGAAACTCCCTTCGAGTGTCGTCAACCGCGGAAAGAAAAAGTAACCCGGAAAGGATGTATATACAATGCGAGTAAAGGAACTGCTCTTGCACGCCCTTTCGAGGGCCAACCACATCGAGGACGGGACGCCCGCGGACGCACGCGAGCTGACAAAGGCGCGTAACCACTTCGCGAGCGCCCTCTCGAAGTATTCCTCGTCAAACCTCATCACGGCTTTCCAGCGTACCTGCGACGTGGAATTCGCCGAGAAGCAGGTCATAGGCCGCTACAACCTGAAGCGCGGCAAGGTGATGCACGAGGCGCAGACGCGCGACGCCCTTCCAGACCCGACAAGGCTGACCGTCAACAAGGATTTCGGTCATACGGCAGACGACGGCATGTACTACCGCATAGGCGGCGTCATGACGCCATCCGGGCTTGAACAGGTGTGGATGGCGGCTACGGAAGGTGAAAAGCCGGAAGAATGGCTCGCTTCCCTCGGCTGTTGCGACTTCGTGCCGGACAAGGTTGTTCTCGACATGGAACGTATCATGGGCTGCATGTACCGCATGAAGGGGCAGTCCGGCGCGTTCTCCAAGATGGATTTCGTCCCTCTCGTGAATTTCTACGCCGACGATTCCAGGACAATCTACAGCTCCTCACCGGTGGGCGAGAACAAGGTGGAACTCCTTCTACCCGCCGGTCTTGACGGCTACGACTTCAAGATCGTGTACTACACGAAGATGGAGTTCAAGGACGACGACTACATCGAACTGCCCGAGGCGTACAAGGAACTCCTCACGCTCGCCGTGACGGTGGGACTCCTTTCCGAGGACGCAGATTCCGACCCGAAACAGCTCGCCAACTACTCCGCGCAGCTCACGTCCATGGAAGACCTCATCGGCGCCACAAACGTTACCACGCGCAGGCTTACGCGCGAACCCGACGGAAGCTCGCTCGACTCGCTCCGTTCCGGCGCGTTCATCCGCAGGAGATTCTGTAGATGAGTTTCGTATCGAACCTCGTAGGATTTACAAGGAAGTCCCAGTTCGCGAAGCTGGGACGTTCCGACACTTACAACATGTTCGTGGAACAGAAGGACGCCAACGAGCAGGGGTTCTCGGTGGTGCTCCTCCCTATGCCCGGATACGAGAACGCCGTCACGCAGGGTTCGGAACCTGAAGGGAAACCGCAGGGTACGTTCCGCTGTTCCCGCGGCTACAACGGGCGCCCTGTCGTCTACGGGGTATGGGGGAAGAAACTCTACCTGCTCCGCGAGGTTGGCGCGACCAGGAATTTCTATTTCATCGGCGACATCGCCGGTTCCGGCAAGGTTACGTTCTGCGAGACGACCGGATACGGCCACTCGCACCCGCACCTCGTGCTCTGCGACGGCGTGTACGTATACGCCGTAGACACTATCGTGCCTCCGATATGGCAGGCACAGGACCTCAAGACGGTCACCATGCCACTCAAGTACCCTGACGCCACTATCGACCGCATCACGCCTTCGTGGGTGGCCTACATGTACGGATACCTGCTCGTTGGCGCAAAGGGTACGGACATGTTCTACCGCTCGGTGCAGTTCCCGTTCGAGACCGCCGACGACCCCATGGGACTCGACAAGAACCAGTACGGCATGTGGACCTTCTCCGAATGGCAGCCTGACAATACGCTTGTCGGCTGTTCCACGGGCTCGCGCCTTTTCACTTTCGGCGAACGTTCTTTCCAGGCGTTCACGTTCCAGGATTCCATGGAGAACCCGTTCGTGTCGCCGGACACGGCGGCGATGAGCATCGGAATAAAGAACGCCGACACGCTTGCTGTCTATGGCGACAGCGTGATTTGGCTAGGCTCTTCGTCCATGGGCGACGGGTGCGTCTACATGATGGATTCCTCCTTACAGCCGAAGCGCATTTCGACAGATGAAATCGAGCGGATGATATGGAAGTACG